AATTTTCTCGATAAGCTCCCCGTACTCTATAATAGCCTGATGGATTTCTCGCATTTCTTTGCGCAGGTTTTCCAGTATCTTGATTTCTCCCTGTGATCCAGTTGCTTCCTCCTGCTTGATCAGACTCCCCTGTTCCAATCCGAGCAGCAAACACATAAGCCGTTCTACCTCCGCTGGCTGATCCGGATTCTTTTCCATCAAGCCGACGAAGTTCTTGTTCTTCGTCATGTCCCTAGATAAATCTGCTTTTGTCTTACCCTGTTTTTCCAACTCTAGGCAGAGACGATTATAATCAATCGTTACTTTCTCCATTCTTTTGCTGTACCTCCATTCTCTCTCATGAGACGGTCTATAAGATTCACCGTAGCTGACACAATCTCTGTGGCGAACTGCGTCTTATCTGATCTCTCATATATATCCTGCGCCCGCTCGTGCACTTTGAAGCACTCAACGGGCGTCCCTGTCGCATCGCAGAACTCCCGAATTAGCTTCCAGGACTCTGCGATCGGAAAATAAATCTTCCTAAGCTGATCAGCATGTTGTCCTTCTGGATCTGCGTCATTCGTGCCAACGCTGGGTTCATGCCTTTCTTCTTTATCACGCCTATTCCTCCCAGTATTCAATCACATATTCCATCTGCTGCGTCTTTCCGGATGCTTTTCCTGGAATCGGCTGTCTGTTCAGTTTTACCGCATACCCAGCCTTTAAAAGCAATGTTGCAACTTTAAGCCGGTCTTCTTCGCTCCACTGAACAGAGCCTTTCCGGATACTCCGGATTACATTTCTTTTAGTTTCTCTTGTCTCGTCCATCATTTTCCCTTTCTGCATTTCATGCCTTTGTGGAAATACATCTCTGTCCGACGTTTTGTACGAACATATTCATAATCTCCGACAATCAGCTCACCGCACAGGTAGCAGATCTTTGCATCGTCTGCCTTTACCTGCTTTGCATCCTCTTTCTTTTTTTTTCATCACGACCACTCCTTAATCTGCTCTACTGGTCCCGACCATGATGCTTTTTGGTACCAAATAAACTGCATGATCACTGGATCGTCTTGATATTTCTTTTCTAAATCAGAGGCGGCATCATTGATATATCGCACATACCCATCTTCAAGATATTTTTTATACGCTACCCACATGGTGTTATACACATCTGTGATCTTCTCATGCAGGTCTTTCACTTTTTTATCCATAAATACCTCCAAAAGTAACAAGAACATTGTTTTGTAACACGATATTTCAAAAAGTAACAAATGCATTTGTTACCACGCAAACCCGCGTATTTACTAGGTTTATCAGCACTTTTCCGAGCGGTAACATTAGTAACACCTCTTTTCCCTTATAGGGTGCGGAACGATATATATACATATATTTCAGATATATATAGGCGTTTTCGAATGTTACCCCTGTTACTTTGTTACCGTTATTTAAACGGGAGCTCTTCCTGCGATACATCCGTCGGCTCGAATCCGTCCTTGTCTTGGAATTCGTTCAGCTGCAAGAATACGCAGCGAACCGGCTTGCCGTCGATCTTCTTCAGCTTTGTCTGGTTCTTGCCGTCTGTCTGGATAATTCCCTGCTTATCCGCCCAGTTGAGGAATGCCTTGTAGGAATAATCTCCCTGCCGGCACAGCTCCTTCACAGCCTGAGGGTACATGATTGCATATCCTTCGCTAATAATCCCCCATTGCTCCGTCGTTGCCGCGGCATCAAAACGCTGCCGGTTCATGTTAATCTTGTCAAGCAGATAGTGGTAACAACGCTCATGCTCTGACACCTCACTCTTATCCACAAGGACGCTTTCAGCTTCCTGTACACTGATATATTCTCCATCATAAAAGATATGATCCGTTGCTATCCGATCAGCCAGCAACAGGACCGACATGGCTATGCTCTGTTTCTGCATTTTATCAACGCTGAATAGCTCCTTTTGAAGCTTTTGCTGTATCTCCCTGAGTTCTTCCGCGCCCATCTTCTTTATGACCTGCACAAACCGTTTCCCGGCAAATCCATAGTTCTTTTTGAGCAGCTCCGCTGTATATTGTGGGTCCTGATATACCTTTTCACCACATTCAATCTCAAGAATACGGTTAATCGCGCCACCCTGCGACACATAGGACGTCAATGGGCGCTCCCCGTTTGTAAGGATCGTATTCTTCCATCGATTCTCCCGGCGGATTCCAAGTTCTTTATTGGATCGACTCTTGCCCTTCCCAGAACACAAATCATACACGACGCCCTCGAAATTATCTCTGATCCGACTGCTAGTCTTGCTGGTATCATCCAGCATCAAAGGAAGATGGTTCAGTAAGTCCGCGCGAATCTCCAACTGTGTGTCCGTTGTCTTGAAATCGCCTATGTACTGGTTATTGTCCGGATTCGCCCAAATCGAAGCCGCAAGCATCATGGAGACAGATTTTCCCCCTTCCGTCTCGCCCCAAAGATCAACAATAAACGGAAGAGCACCTAAACGGTTGACTAGAATACTTGCAAAGGATGCTGCTAGAGAAAATTTGATCTCCAACCGCCCTGTCCTGCGTAATGCCTTCACATGCTCCAGCCACTCCTGCCAGCTTCCATGCTCTCGGATACTCTCGTATACTTGTCCGAATGCCATATCCCCATCAAAAATAATCTCCGTATCATACGGCAGAAAACCATCTCCGATCCAGCCTAGTTTTGCGCTCGATCTTTGAATTGGGATCTCGTCATCGTTCATATTTTCTACGTCCGACAGATATTTCACCAACAATTTTGCATTTTCGGATGTGACTGCTACACCGAGCTTGGACAACGAGACAATCTTGCTTGCCGAAGATATAATATCTTTTGGGACGGCAATCTCTGTCCAGCGGTGATTACGTTTATACGCCAGCCGGATCTGTTCTTCCCCTGTCTCCAGGTTCCGCATCCTTCCGATCGGCATGATTGGATGGTAACAGACGATCACCTCGTTGGAATAATCCTTATTGAATGTCCGTATACCATTGTCTGCGGCAAGCCAGGATCCGCACTTCATAGAGTCGTACTTCCCAGTAAAATTCGTCCAGTTTTCAATGAGTGTCTGACTCTGCCGCTGTTTCTGCTGAGTTTCCTTCTCAGCTTTTTCGAATGCTTTCACCATTGTGTCAAACTGCCCTTTTACTCCGAGCTCCTTTGCACGATCCTGAAAGGAAAGGAGCATCTGTGCCCGTCTTATAGCATCCTCCTGCTCAAAGATTTCCACAAAGACTTCCTCTGCCAGGATTCCTTTTTTATCGTAACTGTTTAAAGGTTTCATATCGCTCCTTATCACCTCGGTTCATTTAAAACTTCGTGTAAATACAGTTGATACTGCAGCTTGTTATAGCTTTCCGTCCAGAGATCAGAAAGCGGCACTGTAAGTATCAGACAGTCTCGATATATGTCGATCAGCTCGCTATTGACTTTCCGCCGCTCTTCCAGATTCTCTTTCTGCCTTTGCTGCATCTCCCACTCTTTCCGGGCGTGATACCGCGACATTCGTTCTCCGAACGTCTCTTTTTTCTGCTCGTATGTCCCGCCCAGATTGAAAAATGCTTCCCGGAATGTGATATCTTCCATCTGGCTTACAAAGTCAAAAATATCCCCATGTGCGCCACATCCGAAGCAATAATAGCTGTCCTGATAGATCTTCATGGATGCGGTTTTCTCTTTATGGAATGGGCAGCAGATGAAGCCAGCTCTGTTCGGTTGCATCCCATACCGTCCTAAAATATCTCGCATGCTATAAGTTTTCTTAATTTCTTCACTGTTCATAGTCCACCCATCAAAATCCGAATAATCTCTTTTCCCGTCTCGTCCTTATCACAGAAAAGGAATCGGCAACCATACTTCTGTTCCTGAGTACAGAGAATTTTATACAATACATCGCCTGTCATAGCCTTTGTTTCGACATCCTCCCACTTTCCAGTGACCCGATTTCGCTGTCTCTTCCATCTGCGGGGATTATCCCACCATGCCACGTCCTGCAGGCAGGTAATCCCCTTCCCGTGCTCCACCAGGATCACTAGCTGGATCTCATTTTTCTGTGCAAGGATCAGCTCCCTTCGGAACCGGTCATGATCGTTGCAGACGTTATTGCACAGCTCTGACAGGTTCTGCTTTCTGTCGATAATCAGCCGGGGATTATCATAGTTCATGTAATCCCCGACCATCAGCTTTGATACCGGATGCGTAATATTCTGTCGGTCAAACTCCGCCACGATCTTCGTGATCGCCCGCGCCTTTTCCCTGCTGTCAATCTGTATAATCATTCACATCACCTCAATTAAACGGCAGTTTTTCGTCAATCCCGTCTGGGATATTCATAAATCCGTCTCCATCTTCTTGTCCGAAGCCTCCGCCATACTCCATATGGGCTCCACAATCCTGCGACGAACTCTTGCTCTCCCCGAATCCGACCTGCTCCGCGATCACATCCGTTGTATATACTTTTACACCGTCCTTGTTTGTATAAGATCCAGTCTGAATCCTGCCAGTCAGCTCCAGCTTCATGCCCTGGCGGAAATACCGCTCAATAAATTCCGCTGTCCTTCCAAAAGCGACACAGCTGGGGAAGTCTGCCGTTGGTCCGCCGTCCTGTTTAAAGCGGCGGTCTACCGCAAGGGTAAACCGCGCAATGCTTGTCCCGCCATCCGTGTACCGCACATCCGGATCCCTGGTGAGACGGCCTGTTAAATTCACACTATTTATGCTCATCTGATGCCTCCCGCTTTAAATCCTTTGTTACTTCAAAAATCTTCATGGCTTGCTTAAATTCCTCTACAGTCATTTCTTCGATGCTCTTTGCCTTTGAATGCAACCGATCAAGGATCATTTTATCCGACACACCGGTCCGCTTCTGCTCAGCGCGGATCGTATTCACCATCACCTCAGTTACCTTCCTGTCTTCGCTTTCCTGCGCAGCACCTCTCTTCTGCTCCGGATTGCCCTCTTTATTTTCGGCCGGCTGAGCTTTTGCCGATTCTTGCTTCTTTGCAGCGGGTGCTGATGTCTTACCTTTTCCAGCATTCTTTTCCTGGGTCGTCTTCCCATCCATGTCATGGATCTCCGCATCCGGATCCGCCATATCCTCAACCGGAATGCAGAAGAGCTGGAAGCACAGATACTTATATGCGATCGCCATGGCTTTGTTAATAGCCTTATCCCCTGTATCCATAGCCTCACCTTTGAGGACGGTCTCAACATGGGATCCATCTTCCGCGTATACCGTATATTTCATTTTAAGAATGACAGAAGTGACCCTGCCTCCGCTTTTGCTCGTTCCGATCTCCCGGGTCTCGTCCAAAATCTCCGGAAGAATAAATACTTTGTTCTTTGCCAGAGCGGGATTCAGGACGCTATAAACGTCGTCCACACTCCTGTACTTAAAGCCCTGCTGCTTATTAACCTTATCCTTGGACACCACGCCGATGTCATTGATCACACCTGCAATAGCCGCGTAAATCTTCGGTGCTCCTGGAAGCATTGCCTGTCCTTCCTGCATTATCCGTCCCTCCGTTCGTAATAAACTCCAATGCTATCCAGTGCCATATCAATAGCCTGGATATCTTCATCGGATGCCACCACATGATAAAACACAGTCCGGGTGTCCGGCTGCACAAACGGCATCACATCATCACCACCAGACTTTTCGGTCTCAAGCGGGGCAACTGCCGCTTCCTGTCTTGCGGCCTGGGATTCTCTTGCTTCTGCTTCCTGACGCGCCTGCTCCCAGATCCTCGCTTCTCGCTCAATAGCTTCTCTTTCTGCTACACGGATCCGTTTTTCCTCAGCAAGACGCCTCCTTTCTTCCTCTTGACGTCTGCGCTCCTCTTCCCTGCGCATGATCTCAGCTTTCTGCTGTTCATAATTGTTTATGTAGGCAACTGCCTTAGCCATATCCTGAGAATCCTTATAAATCTCAAGCGCTTTTTCCACAGCATCTGACTGCATCCCGGAAATAGTGCTTACTGCAATTCTGGCACTCTCTACAGCAGTAGCTATGCTCTCCCTGATAGATCTCATGGTTGTAGTGGCATTCTCCCATTTTGTGTCGTAAATTCTTCCAAGGTCACAGTACTCTTCCATGTCACCAATGATTTCCTGATAGATTTCCTTGATCTTCTCACGCCGTTCCTCTCTTCTCTTCCGTTCAAAGTCCTTCAGCTGAGAATCAATCAGGCAGATGGGTTCATCAATCTTCTCAGTCAAGTTCTTCATCTTCGCCTCGAAGTCCTCATATGGTTTCATCCATTCTTTCTTTACGCCCTTCCGCGCATCTTCAAAGTCCTTTTTCAGCTTTCTGAGGTTGGCTACCTCTGATTTTGCGATGCTCTTGCTTTCCTCGGTAAATACCGCACCTTTATACTCCGCCAGTTTCGCATCCAGAGCTTTTTCGATCTCATCAAAATTCAACTCGATAACCCCTGGATTCTGCTTCACATTTAATGTCAACTCGTTCATATTAATCTCCTCTCACTTCATACCCTTTTTAATCCGATAAATGTACCAATCAGCCTCTCTATCATTGCTTCTGGATTTTCCGGACCGACAATGTCTTCTCCCACCACAATACCAAAAATCAAGTCCCCAACAATAGGATAACCATGCCTTGCCGTTCCATACAATGCGCACCCTAATGCATTCTCCGAAAGTCCTTTAACAAGCCCCTCTTCATCGACTAGCATAATCACGGACGGATTTTTGAAATAATCCGCCATGAGTTGAGTATGGACCGTCTCAAAAGAACCACCAATTGCTTGCTGAATGCTCTTGAAATCAGAGAAATCCACATCAATAATGGACACTTTATTGTCAGTTGTTACCTTTACAGTTTTCATTTCTTTACAAATCCCTCTTTTTCGTCTAAAATAAAGTTGATCTTTTAACTATGCGCCCAGAGGTTGCCGCCTCATTTATGGGCGCTCTTTTGTTCTGTAAACTTTTACAGAGTTCTTCTTTCATCATTTAAAGTATTTTGCTATTTTTCAAATCTAAGTTTCATTAAGTCCGCTAACATTAAATATTCTTGTGCCTTCTTTGTTTCTCCATGTGTCTCCCGGATCTTATCCCGGAACTGTGCAAGCGTCCCGTAGAAGCATCCGCACCGTACACCCACGCCACCATCTTTGAGACGGAAGAAGGTCGTTGTACGGTTGACAGATCCGAAACCGTGAGCGTATGCATAGTCCCCATTGCCGCACACCCGCGCATCGCCGCACACCAGCGCATCGCCGCACACCCGCGCATTGCCGTACACCCACGCATCTCCGTACACCCGCGCATTGTCGTACACCCGCGCATTGCCGCACACCAGCGCATTGCCGTACACCCACGCATCTCCGTACACCCACGCATCTCCGTACACCCGCGCATTGTCGTACACCCGCGCATCGCCGGAAACCTGTGCATCTCCGTACACCCGCGCATTGTCGTACACCAGCGCATTGTCGTACACCCGCGCATCGCCGTACACCCACGCATTGTCGTCATGACCAAGGTTTGATTCCTTCTCCACATACCCGCCAAGTTCTCCGGCTTCCACATCGCCGAACTCAACAAGGGCACGGATGCGGAACAGCTTTGTCCCGAACATATTTGTTACAAATTCATTTGTTAATTCAAATTTCTTCACTTTTCTCGTCCTTTCTGTTACAATAATGTTGATTATTTATCTATGCGCCCTGAGGTTGCCGCCTCATTTATGGGCGCTCTTTTGTTCTGTAAACGTCAAAATCTTCGTGATTGCCTATACTTCCCCACGATGTGATCTGATCATGTTTTACAAGTACAACCGCGTTTGCATAATCCTGATCGTATTTCAGACACCATTCTTCAAGTAGATCTAAGATGCAGTTCATTTCTTCTTCGGCATCTTTCTTTACCTTTACATCCATTTTTTGTCCTCTCCCTTAGATCGGTCCTGCCTGCAGGATGTAAATAATCACAGCCATCACCGCGTTTAACATCATGCTGGCAACCGTTATCGCGATCAGTCCTCTTGCAGCATTGTCTCTTTCTTTTCTTTTGTGCTGAATTTTCTCCTGCTTGTGATCCTCTTCCGGAAAATTTCTCCGCTCGATCGGGATCAGCTCCAGCTCCGGCACTGTCGGTAATTTAATCTCTTCCATGCTTGTCCTTCCTTTCTACCGCTTACGCGGTTTTCTCTATTATGTAGTTTCTGTCAAAAAGAACCCTTTGGTTAACACTTTCTGCAAATGCCTCTTTATCTTCCAGTTCCTTAACCTCTACTTCTTTTCCGTCAATTACTACAATGCTTTTTATGGTCATTTACACCACCTCTCTAAAGCTTATGAAACACTGTTTGTACTTGTTGCGTTGTCCAATGAAATCCCCTGTACTGTAAATACAGGACACTGGCATGTCCGAGTACTACGAAAGGAGTTCCATCATGATGCAAAATTACTATTTTTATATCTATCCAGATATTAACGGCAATTATGAAGTACATACAGAAAACTGCTATTATCTTCCATCCGAACTTAACAGACAGTATATTGGAAGATACAGTTCTTGTCAGGCAGCTATAATTGCTGCGCAGATTGCTTATCCCGATAAAAAGTTTGACGGATGTTATCATTGTTGCCGTGAATGCCACAAGGGATAATAATGGGGCTGGCTTTTCGTCAGCCTTTCATTGTGGCGTTCTTTCTAAACACCTCACGTACAATCTCGCACGCCTCGTCCAGATTCTCCAATGTCATATTGTTCTGAATCATACACCGCGAAATCTCATTGCTTAATATCGCGCTCTGGTCTTCTCGGAATTCTCTATCAAGCATCTCCATAGCCAACTTAATCACTCTCCTTTCTCTTCTGTCCGTTTTATTGACAGCTGATCTGCATGCTACTTGCTATTCTCCTCCACCTCTCCTATACTGTTAATACAGGCACTGCCATGCCGAGTATTATGAAAAGGAGAGATACTATATGTATGATGTTTATTTTTCATATTTCGATGGAAATGATCACTTGTGCACGAATGTAGATAAAATCGAAATTCCTACTTCATCCGGAATAAGAACATATTCGGGCGATGAAATTGCATCTCAGCATTTTAGGATTCACTCAGAGATTTACCTGTATAGTTCTAGTACAAGTTACACAATTTCTACAACTGGGTTAAAAGCCATCGAAATCAGAAAGAAATAATCTTTCTATATTAGAACCTCTATACTAATTTCTGTATGGGGGTTCTCTTTCTTTAATTCTTCTGCTTTCTTCAAAACATCACTAACATCGTCCATCCTTGTTATGTGAAAAATTATTTTTATTCTCATTATTACCTTCACCTCCTCTTCTGCTTCAAAGTCATGTTTATCGAACACCTTTCCTGTTACACTACTCTAGGAAGTACTCAATAGATACTCCGAAGTAGTCGGCGAGGATTTTTAACTTGTCAGCTTTTGGATTGCTCCTGCCCGCCTTCCAATTTGAAAAAATGTTTTGACCAATTCCTGTATCTTTCGATACCTGATACGCTGTTTTGTTGGTTTTATCCAATAATTCAGCAAATTTTTCGTACACTTTTGCACCACCTTCCTTAATTAGCGTTATTGAATTTACTTTCAATATGTGATATACTTCCAATTGCAAAACCAATTAAACATTATTCGAAAGTACATCACATATCGTAAGTTCGTAAGACGCTTACTTTCGTTTGCGTAACTAAATACTACATCAGCATTCGTTATTAGTCAAGCATTTTTACTTACTTTTACGAAAGTATGCTATTTTCGTGAAAGGAACACAAAAAATGTATGAAATATTTGAGCAACTTTTACAAAAATACGGCATTAGTGCATACAAGGTAGCTAAAGAAGCAGGGGTGACACAAACAGCGTTAAGTAATTGGAAGAACGGAAGGAATACTCCATCTGTGCCTACCCTTCAGAAGATTGCTGAGTATTTTGGAGTAACTGTCGACTACCTTATGACAGGAAAGGAGGAAACTGAAAAAGAGCCAAAACTGAAACCTAAAGACGAAAAAGACATAAAAGAGATTCTTGCCAACACCGAGCAACTGCTCAAGCAGGATGGACTCATGTTTGACGGTGATCCGGCATCCCCGGAGGCGATCGAGTCCATCCTGTCAGCCATGCAAATCGGCATGGAGATGGCAAAGAAAAAGAACAAGGAGAAATACACTCCGAAAAAGTATAAAAAGGATTGATGTTATGAATATTAAACGGCTGGTGGATTCTCTGGTCAGAAAGTACAAATCACGGAATCCCTTTGAGATAATCGAGCATTTCAATGTAATAGTTGTCTTTTATCCCTTACACGGGGTAAAAGGATTTTATCAGTACTTTCAGCGTAACAATATCATCTATATTGATGAAACATTATCCGACAAAGAGAAACTGTTTGTTTGTGGGCATGAGCTGGGTCACATGTTCTTGCACAAGAAAGCGAATGCAATCTTCATGGACTCTCGGACGCAACTCAATACTACTAAGTACGAAATAGAGGCAGATCGATTTGCGATGAATCTATTGCTTTCCGATGCAGATATAGAGGAGCATTTAGATTTTTCTACAACACAGTTCTCACGGCTATTCGGGTACAATAAGAAGCTAATAGAATTACGGCTGAAAGATTTTAATTAATGTGGTGTTTTCTCGGAACAAATACAAGAGAAGAAAGGGAAACTTATGGGATTCACAGATATATTTAAAGGAAAACAGTATAAATCTGAGTTGGAGACGCTGCAACAAAAATATGAAGATTTACAATCATTATTAACCCCGGAAATGCAAAATGCTTTTGCTTTACAAAACAAAATCAGAGATTTAGACTCTATTATCCAGCAACGCAACCAGACAATTTCAGATTGTGATAACACTATAATCTCCAAAAATGCACAACTTGAAGACATTGAAAGACATATCTCTGACAGGAAAACAGAACTTGTTTCCGTGGATGAAGAGATATTGGTTCAGGAATTCGGACTATATAAACCGCATTATGATTTCGCAAATGCACTGGAGTATAAAGAAAAGCTATCCGAAATAAGGGCAAAGCAAAAAGCGATGATAAAGAATAAAACTGCTGTATCTGGCTTTACTTCATGGCAGGTTAATGGTAGTGCTTCGAAAGGAAAGAAAATGGTTTCCGACACACAAAAATTATTATTACGAGCGTTTAACAATGAATGTGATGAAGTTGTCGGGAAAGTAAAATATACTAACTTTGATGCTTCTTTAAACCGGATAAATAAATCTGCGGAAACCATTTCCAAACTTGGTACAATAATGGGAATATCCATAAATCGCCCGTATCTGAATTTGAAGATTGAAGAGCTGAAACTAGCGTTTGAGTACCAGCAAAAGAAACAGGAAGAAAAGGAAGCTCAGAAAGCCGCTCGCGCCGAAATGCGGGAAGCTGCAAAACTTCAAAAAGAAATCGAAGCTCAACGAAAGAAAATAGAGAAAGAACAGACACACTATCAAACGGCCTATGAAAAATTGTTAAAACAATTAGAATCCTCACCTGACGACGCTGATTTAATTCAGAAGAAATCCGAACTCGAAACTCAGCTTCAGGATATAGATAAAGCTATGAAAGATATTGATTACAGAGAAGCAAACCAGCGCGCTGGATATGTATATATAATTTCAAACATCGGCGCTTTTGGCGAGAATGTATACAAAATAGGTATGACGCGCCGTCTTGATCCACAAGACCGAGTTGATGAACTTGGTGACGCATCCGTGCCATTCAACTTTGATGTACATGCTATGATATTCTCTGATGATGCGCCAGCTCTCGAAGCTGCGTTACATAAAGCGTTTGAGGATAGAAAGCTTAACATGGTTAATACAAGACGAGAGTTCTTCAATGTTACATTAGACGAAATAAAAGAGGTTGTTAAAAAGAATTTTGACAAAACAGTAGAGTTCATCGATGTGGCTGATGCCGAGCAATATCGCATCAGCCAAAAAATGAAACATCAAAGTAAATAAAAAACCGCCCCGGTGCGCCAACACCAGGACGGAAATAACTAACGTCTCCTGCCCCACAGTGGCAGGGGAACAACTAAATAATGTATTTACCCAGACAGCCGAGGGGCGTGCTGGTTCCCGATCCAGTCTTGTGGAAAGGGGAAATACTTATGAGTACATATGAAGAAATGCAGATTTTACTTACATTTGCTCTGCTTGTAGTTGCAATTCTGAATTTGAAGCATAAGTAAGCCGCCCTGTATCTTGGTCGGATAGGACGGCTTACTTTGTAAACAGTTATATTCGCCGGATCGGGTAGCTTGCACCTACCTATCGGCTGTCTTGTTAAGTACATTATAGCAAATGTACCTAAAAAGTCAAGAACCGCTCCTGCGCCAACAGGAACGGCTCAAGTAACATTCCGAAGAATGATACCCCAACTCAAAAATATTGTATCATCTTCGGTCAGCTATCGCAATCAGAACATTTGTTTCTTGATAGCTGTTATTTTTATACTCATTTTCCTGCTCTGTCAGGAATAGAATGAATCAACCGAGGTGATGTCATGAAAACTAAATATTGTTATGGTTATGTTAGGGTATCCACATCCGGCCAAGAAGAACTCTCTCCTGATTCGCAGGCAAAACTGTTGAAAGACTTTGCTAAAAAGAACGATATGATTGTCCTGCAAATCTTTTATGAGCTCGGTATTTCCGGTCGGAAAGCTGACAAGCGTCCGGAGTTTCAAAAGATGATCGCTCTTGCCAAATCAGACAAACATCCTGTAGATTGTATCATCGTGTGGAAATTCAGTCGATTTGCAAGAAATCAGGAAGAGTCTATTGTTTATAAATCTCTTTTAAAGAAGAAGCACAACGTAGAAGTCTTGAGCGTTTCCGAGCCGCTTGTAGACGGTCCGTTCGGCTCTTTGATCGAGCGCATCATTGAATGGATGGACGAGTACTATTCTGTCCGTCTTTCCGGCGAAGTGACACGAGGTATGACAGAAAAGGCAAAACGCGGCGGCTATCAGGCGCGTCCTCCGCTTGGATATAAAATCCAAGAGCGCGGAAAACCTCCTGTTATTGTGCCGGAAGAAGCTGAAATAATTAAAATCATATTTGATAAATATGTAAATGAACATACCGGAATATTCGACATAGCACGCTATCTAAATTTGTGTGGGTTTAAAACATCTCACAACAAACCGTTTGAACGCAGATCTATTGAATACATCTTACAGAACCCAACTTACTGCGGTATGATCCGATGGAACCGTACCGTAAGCGAAACAAACGAAATCCGACCGGAATCAGAATGGATTGTCTCTGATGGTCAGCAACCTGCTATTATATCTAAAGAATTATTTGACAAAGCGCAGATCCGTTACAAAAGCGAATACAAACCATCCGGCACCAGACCTTCCTCTACATACAAACATTGGCTTTCAGGTCTTATGAAGTGCCCTGTATGCGGAAGAACCATGATTGCCAAAACAGTAAATAACCAAAAATCATACTGCTATTTTACATGCTATGGGTACTCAAAAGGAAAATGCCTTGCCAAGACATCTGTAAGCTCCTTGAAGCTGGAACCGGCGGTACTTGCATCCATAAAAGAAGTTCTGGACACTGGCAACATCATCTACAGGCACGTTGAACCGGTGCAGGAAACTTCTGTGGATCTAAACGTCATTATTACGGAG